ATGAAAGATGATTACCGCATTGATATTGCGGAGATCAAAGGCACTCTTGCCCGTATCTTGGACAAGATTGACATGAAAGCTGACAAGTCGTGAACATGGACACTCTCTCTATTGTGAAGTTTGGGGATAAAGAATCCCTGGGAGAGTTTTTGTTTGAAAATGGCACGCAGCACTTATTATTTTGGGAAACATTGACCGATGCAGGTCAAACTTACTCAAAATTCCCTATTACAGATGCCAATATTGACAATCTAGATGACTGGTTATTGGCTCATCAAGTAGAACATCAAGCGCTTGCAAGCTACCTTAATTTAAGCAATCCTTTTAATATGCTTGATGTGGATTTTAATAAAGAAGAACAATTTTACGATTGGATAGGAACGCATTTAACTATTCATCAACAAATAGCCTCTGCCCTAGGGTTAACATAATGGCAAATATTCCTGTTTCCCCGCCCCAAAAAAAATCGGCAAATCAAGCCGTAATGGAGGCTAAAGAAAATTTAAAAAAATTGTTAAAAACTAACAATATTGATCCTAATTTATTGATTCAATTGGGGAACATGGCGGAACAATCTGTACAAAATAAACAGTTGTATCCAATGGTGGTGCAAGAGGCAATTAAAGCGAAGTTAATTGACCAAAAACAAGTTCAAAAAACTATTGATTACAAACTAATTGGAACTTTAATTGGTGCTGGAAAATTAGCAAAAATGATAAAAGAAAATAAATAATCATGGCAATTGCTTATGTACAAGGTGGACAACCATTTGATGAAAATGGTAATCCTGTAGATACTTTTGGAAGTGGATTTACAGACCCATCAACAGGAAATGTATATTCTGCAAGTGGAGAACTTATTTCTACTGGAACTCCTAATTCTAACCAATGGTATACGGATACAAGTGGTAATTTAACACAGCAAGCTCAAAATACAACTTATAGCGGAATGGGGTATGCAACTACCACCCCAAACAAATACACAACTCAGACTGTTGATACTTCAACACCTGGATTTTCTGACCCATATACACAAGCTATGGGCTTACCAGCAAATAAAGTTGATGATTTTTACAATTTAAAAACTACTGACCCAAATTCGTATTACACTCAAGCGGCAAATGCTTTAGTAAATAATATTATTGGTAGTTATACCACTAATAAATTTAGCTCTACTCAAGACCAGCAACAAGCATTAGAGGCTATTAAAGCTGTAAACCCTCAAGCGTATTACAACGCAAAATTTGCGCTATTGAGTCAAGAAGCTGGTTGGCAATATGGTCAAAATACATTTGATAGAGCAGCGCCAATAAACGCTGAAATTCAGTCAATGATTCCAGATGCTATTAAAGCTGGACTTACTCCTAATCAAATAAATACTGTTACAAACACAAACTTTGCCAATTCAAGTTCTGCTAACCAACAAAAAATAGCTAATGAAGCTGCTGCTGAAAATGGTGGATTTGGAGAAATATTAACCATAATTTCTGCTGTAGTTGTTTCTGTTGTTGCTCCTGAATTAGCTCCTGCTATTGGGGCTTCATTAGGACTAACTGGTGCTGCTGCAACCGCTGCTGGTACTGCTGCAATTGGAGCTGGATCTGCCGCTATAATTACCGCTGCCAATGGTGGAACACCAACTCAAATTGCTGATGCAGCTTTAATTGGAGGGGCTACTGGTGCTGTAGGAGGTGCTGCTGCTCCTGTAGCTAGTGAAATATCTAGCGTTGTAGGATCTGATGCGGCAAGTATTATTTCTAATGCTGCTGCTGGTGCAGCAAAATCAGCCATAAGCGGTAATAATCCTTTAGTTGGAGCTGCTACAGGCGCTGTTGGTACTGGTGTTGCAGAAACAGGCGTTCCTTCATCCATTGCTGGTGCTGGCGCAGGTGCATTGTCTGGTGCATTGACTAATAAAGATCCGCTTCAATCCGCAATTGCTTCTGGCTTAATAAATTTAGCTTCCACTAGTGGAGCAAGTCCTGATACAACCACAAATCCCGCTACTGGAGAGGTTTATACAGGTAGCGATCAAAACGCAACAATTAGCCCTAATTCTAATGCAGTTACCCCAACAACCGCTGTTGTAATGGCAGTTGATCCTGTAAAGCAAATTGCTGCGGTAATGGATTTATCAGGAAATGTTTTACAAGTGACGGCAACACCAGATATACAGCCAGGATCAACTGTATCTGTTGACCCTAGTACAAATGTAGCCACAATGACGCAACCCGCAGATGTAATACAGCCTGCTGCCGCACCAATTGCAGGAGTAACTACACAATTTTTGCCTGAAGGAAGCCAAGTTTTAACTGATGCTGGAGGAGAAACTACAACGCCTTTTGTTCCTGCCGAAGTTGCACCAGAACAACAACCTGTTGAACCTGCCCCTATAGAATCTAATGTTGAAGAAACTCCTGCTCCTGTAGATCAAAATATTTTAGATCTTATTGCAAAGGATCAATCAACTCCTGCACCTGTGGAGCAACCAGCGCCAGTTACTGCACCTGTAGAGCAACCAGCGCCTGTGGAGCAACCAGCGCCTGTGGAGCAACCAGCGCCTGTGGAGCAACCAGCATCAATATCTTCAGAAATAACACCTGTTCCAGAACCACAGCCTGTCGAATCTACCGTAATACCTCCAGATCAATCTATAGAAACGCCAACAGATACAACGGAATCTACCTATACACCATCACCAAAAACCTTCACAATAGGCGGAATTACACCTAGCATTGGCAATGTTTTTTCTACTAGAGATCCTTTGGCATCGGCATTATTAGGTAGTCAAGGTCCAGCCGTTAATCCAGCAGAAGCCACTGGAGAGCCAAATATGCTAAGTGACGGAAAACGAAAAAATGTATGGAATTTAGAATCTTTAAGAGGAGCATTAGGAATATAAAATGGCAAACATCAATCAAGCTCTAGGTACAGATTTAGCAGCTATTGCTAAATTATTGCGTTCAAAAGGTCGCAATAAAGACACAATTCTTGCTCACATTAGCCCTAAAGAGGCTGCTCTTTTAAAACGTCATGGAGGAAGTGGTAACATTAACCCAAATACGGGTTTACCCGAATTTGATGATGGAGAAGGTTTTGATGCTTATGCTGGCGGAACTCCCGAACAAATTGCAACTCAAAATGCAGCAAATCAAACACCAGAAACTTCAGTTTCTCCTGTTTATGATGTTTCTGGTCCACAAAATCAATTTACTTCTTATACTGGTGGTAGCGAAGCGCAACCTGGTGTTGCAGCCGTTGCTCCAAAGCAAGTAGGTCAAACATTTACTCCTGGTGGTAATTTGCCATCCCCTGTTCCTGGAGTTGTTAGTCCAGATCAAGCCACTGGCGGTGTAGCACCCCCTTCAAAACCTGAGGATCAAGGATTTTTAAGTCGATTAACAAAAGGAATTACTGATCCATCTACCTTGGCTAAATTAGGTTTGGCTGGCGGATTAGGATTGTTTGGTGCATCACAAGTCAGAAAAGCTGGAAATCAAACTCAAGCCGCTACACAACAACAACAAAATATTGCACAGCCTTATCAACAACAAGGTCAACAATTAGTAGCTCAAGCTCAAGCAGGACAATTAAGCGCTACAAGCCAACAAGCATTAGATGCTGCAAAAGCCCAATTAGCTCAATCTCAATCAAACAGAGGTGGAGTTGGAGCACAACAATCAGCCAATCAAATAGCCAATATTTATCAAACTTTGTTGGACAATCAATATAAATACGGTTTGCAAGTTATGCAAATTGGTGACAATATTAGTCTTGGTGCTATTCAGTCAGGTTTGCAATTAGATCAACAACTTGGTGTTGCAACTAATAATTTTTATAGTCAATTAGCCAGCATTGTTGGTGGCACTGGAACTGGCGTTCCTTATACTCAACCTAGGGCTTAAAAATGGCTGAAACAAACACTCCAGAATTAGCTAATGCTGTAGGAACAGAGCTAAAGCAATTTCCCTTTTTAAAGCAAGAACAAGCAGCTAAAGAAAAGGCTGTTGAATCAAAAATTAAAGCGGAATCTGCTAAAGAAGGCGAAGTTCTTAAAGAAAAAGGACAAGCATTAGAAAAAATTGCGTCTGAAGATAAGGCTAAGTACGATGAAACCATGAGCTTGATGCAACCTGCTCCTGAGTTTAAGCCTACGCAAGACAACATGATGGATATTGGTGGTCTGTTTAGTCTAGTAGCCACTATGGGAATAGCTTTAGGTGGTAGCGGAAAACTGTCATCTTTAAATGCTTTAAACGCTATGGGCGGTATGCTTAAGGGTTATCAAGCAGGTCGTAAAGACTTGTTTACTAAAGAACAAGCTATTTTTGACAAAGAAACTGCTCGTATTAAAGAAGTAAATGATCGTTTAATTAAAAACTTAGAGCAATATCAAAAGTTAAGAGTAACTGACAAGGAAGCTGCTTTAATAAAAGCACAAGAGATTGCCACTGAAAATCCTGGTGTTTTAGCATCTTTAATTCAATCAGGTCGTGATGATGTTGCTGCTGAAATTGCCAAGCGCAACAGCGAAATGATTATTAAAATGCGTGAATTGGCTGCTAAACATAATGTTACAGCCAATGTGCTTCCAAAAGACAAAGACGCAATTAACAAGTACACAACACGTTATCAAATGATTAAAAACGTGGAGGATATTCAATCTTTACTAGAAGATCCTAAATACCGTCAGTTAATCAATGTGTCAACTGGGTATATGCCAGACGTTCTTAACAACTTAAGAGAGAATTTTCCTGAGCTTTCTCAAAAATTGGCTCGTATTCAAGCAATGGAATTTGAAGTTGGTGGTAAATCCCTTACTTCAAGTGAACAAAAGATTCTTGGTCCAATTTACAACTGGCGTGGCTTAACCGCTAAAGCATTGGATGAACGTCTTAAAGGAGTAAATGACACCCTTAAAGATAACCTTGCTATTAGCGAAGAAGTGTACCCAGGCTTTAAACAATTAAGACCAAGGCTTGATTCAATTTATGAAAAAACAGGTCGTGTTGCCGATGTTCCTCAAGGTGATAGCGAAATTGATATTGATTCTGAACGCAGCAGAGCTAAAGCAGCAATTGCAAAAGGCGCACCAGAAGATAAAATTAAAACAATGTTTAAGGAAAAAACTGGTAAGGATCTCTAATGGATGATTACGAATCACTAATTCCTCAAAAAAGTAGCGGTGGATCAGATCCATACGCTGCGCTTATTCCAACTCAAAAAGTAACGGAAAACGAAGGTAAAGCAGCGTTTACATCACCTGCCATGCTTCCTAAAAGGGAAAAGGGCTTTGCTTCAGGGGTAATTAGTGGATTGACTGGTGAAAAAGGTCCGTCTGTTATGCAGCAAACACCTGCTGCTATGCAATTTGAAAAAGGCAAGCAAGTAGGAGAACCTTTAGGAATTGCTGCTGACATTGGAATGACTGCTTTTCCTATGTATAAAGCAGGTAAATCAGCAATACAAGGTGGTCAAGCACTTGCTCAAAATTTACGCCTTGGAAAGACTGCTAAAGAATTAGCTGAAGATTTGCGTTTAACTGGCGAAAGAAAGGCTGGTCAAATTGCCAAGACTACTGGCGAGGAGATGACCGCTGCTGAACAACGTGCTGCTATTGCTGGCAAAGCGGAGCAAAAAGCGCAAACTGGTGGTGAATACGCTTTAAAACCATTGCCAGGCGTAGGTGTTGAACAAGAAGCTGGTAGATTTAAACCAGTAGCTCAAACATTCCAAGACATTGGAAACAGAGTTAAAGAATCTGCCAACAAAGTAATGGAAACGCTTAAGTCCAGACGTTCTGCTAACGCTGAAACAAACAAACAAGCTGCTTTTGGTGACGCTTTTCAAAAAGAGTCAAAAGGTATTCAGCCCATCCATAAATTAGATGCTTCTGGCAATGCTGTGTTAGATGCTAAGGGTAAACCAGTAGATTCTGATTCTTATAAAGCAGCCGAAAAAGAAATTAAAACAATGATTAGAAACCCAGCAACGGGTTTGACAGACGTGCCTAATCAGCAATCTAGAGATGTTTTAAGCAAGTTTTTAAGTGACATTAACCCACGTCAAGTTGATCCTACTACTGGTATTGTTACTGGCAGACCTGCTAGTTTTGAAGGTTTAGAAAACGTCAGACGCAGATTGTCTGATAGGGCTTTTGGTTTTCCTGAAACTGGATTTGATGCCATCAATCAACAACAAGCTGGTAGATTAGCTGAATTGGTAGGAAACATTCAAAAAGAGTTTTCTCCAGGATTTGATAAGTTTTTAAAGCAATACGCTAAAGATTCTGAGCCGTTACGTGTTTTCCAAAGCAAAGTTGGTAAAGCTCTGACAGACGTTCAATTGCCAGGTAAGAACGAAAACTTTGCCAGCGTGTCCGCACAAGATATTCCTGGCAGAGTATTTAAGTCAAGAGAAAATTTTGACGCTTTAATTTCTGCTTTTGGCAATGATCGTAAATTGGCTGAAGCTGAAGCAAAACGCTATTTTGCAAGCCAGTTAGAGGGTAAGTCATCCGCTAAAGAAGTGGAAACTTTTATTCGTCAAAACCGTTCAATGCTTAAAGAAACCAATTCTTTGCCAATGGCTGAGAAATACGCTATTGATCTAAGGAAGTACGAACAACGTGCTGGAGCAGCAGGAAAAACAGCCAAATCTGAACAAGCAATTGCTCAAGAAAAGAAAAAACTTACTGAGGATTATCAAACTTTTGAATCTGATCTTGCTGTTGCTGCTAATGACCCAGCCAAGATTACCGCTGCAAGTAATAACCTGGCTAAAAAAATGCTTCAACACGGTCAAATTGACCAAGCGCAATATCGTGATTTACAACGTCAAATTGAGCAAGTGAGATTGACTGTTAGAGATGCCAACGAAATGAAAGACAAAATTAAGTTATTTGTTTACAGGGCGTTGGGTTATGGAGCTGCTGCAACTGTTGGCAGCGGTTTGGCAACTAAGGCGTTTAGTCAATAAATGAGTAAAAAAACAAAAGGATTAAACCCCGATCTTGAAGATGCTGTAGCTAAGCTATTACGTGAAGTAATGGCTGACGAAGGCGCTTCTCTTACTGATAAATGCAAGGTTATTGACCGTATGGTAAATATTGAAAAACTGAAGCAGAAGATTAGTGATGATGAGTGGGGTAGCGGATTTATTGCAGTAGATGATGAGGAAGGTTAAACTATGTCTTTGTTTAACTTTAAGGGGATATTAAATGGAAGCTGTAGCACTTGTTCGCCTAGCGTTAGAAATCATCTCAGACCGCTTATTGGTGATTTTGTCACTCGGTCTGTCGTTTGGTCTGGCGTGTTGGGCAATGTACGACCCACGTTGGGAAAGGCTTGTAACAATGGCTTTTTTCAGCATTTTCAGTTATCTTGTCATTAACACTAAGGACAGACTGAAAGCGAAAACTGAACTTAACACTGAATAGGAACTGATATGCCAGATAGCATGATTGTAGTACCCCAAGCAGCTCAAACAGACCCCGTAGGTAAATACAGGGTATCTACTCCCCAGTCCCTCATTGATACTGACTTTGAGTATGGTCAACAATCTACTAAATGGGAGCAATTGGCGCTTGAAAACAATCGTCAATCTTGTTATTACTTTACCAACAATCCATTAAATATTTCTAATATTTCGGGTAACGGCACAACAACGATTGTCATTTCTTCCACTTCAAATATTGGTGCTAACCAGCCAATTTTCTTGGAAGAAACGCTTGATCCTAATGCTAACGGATGGTGGTGGACACAATCATCTAATGCTACAGCAATCATTGCCACAACTACTTCAAACACTGCTTCTGGAACTTTATATAATCAAACTGCTACATACGGATACCAAGGTTATTTTTATACCAATAGCGGTATTGCTGTAGCTCCTACAAGCACTATTGCCATTATTCTTACTGGTAGTTTAATTGTAGTAAATACCACATACGCACACGGTTTGTCTGCTGGTTCTTTAGTTTATATTACCAACACTACAGGTGTGGCAGGTTTGAATGGACCTTGGGTAGTATCAACCATATCATCAGCAAATCAATTTCAAATCGTATCTACATTAACAGGCACAGCAACTACTGGAACAGCTTTAGGTACAGTGTATGCTCGCCCATCAGGATACGTTGAAACCCGTGCATATAACGGTTCTGTAAACTTTACTGCTGGATCTGCTGTACCTAATCAGCAAATGGTTCGTCAAACAAGACGTTACTTCCGTTATCAATCTGGTAAAGGTATTCAGTTTTCAACTGGTTCTGTATTAAAACCTAAATTATTGACTAGCAACGTAACAGCTAGTGGCTCAGTTATTACTGTAGTAACTCGTACTCCACATAACCTGACCACCAATGCAACCATTCAGGTATCTGGCGCAACATCAAATACTTACAATGGTATTTTTAAGATTCAAAGCGTTCCTAATGCTAATACATTGACTTATAACACTGTTAATAACGTCACTCCTGCAAGCAACGTAGCTATCACTGCAACTGGTTTTCCTCCTACTGTTAGCCCATATTCTTGGTATGGATCAACTAACAAAATTGGTTTCTTTGATAGTCAAAATGGTATGTTCTTCCAATATGACGGTCAAACCTTGTATGCCGTTTACCGTAACAGCGTTAACCAATTAGGTGGTGTTGTTGCTTGTACCCAAAGTAACGCTACCGTTACAGGTACTGGTACAGCATTTACTAATCAAATAAATGTTGGTGATTACATAGTTATTCGTGGTCAATCTTATCGTGTAACCAATATTTTTAGTGATACTAGTTTAAATATTATTCCTGAATATCGTGGTGCTAACGTCACCAATTCGATTGTTTCTAAAACCATTGATCTAAAAATTCCTAGTTCACAATGGTTAGATCCTTGTGACGGTACAGGTCCTTCAGGTTACAACATAGATTTGACCAAAAACCAAATGTGGTTTATTGATTATTCTTGGTACGGTGCTGGTGTTATTCGTTGGGGTTTAAGAACTACTAACGGCACAATTAACTACGTTTACGCATTGCAAAACAATAACATACAGCCTACTGCCTATTTGCGTTCTGGTAACTTACCAAGTCGTTATGAATCTAATGGTCAAGGTCCAATTACCACCTTGTATTCAAGTATTACTAACGTAGCTAACGTGATTCCTATTGTCAGCGCCTCAGGATTTAATCCTTTAGGCGGTACAGTTAAGATTACTGGATCTGCTGTAAATGCTGCTATTGAGTATGCAAACTACACAGGTATTATTGCTAATTCAGCTTCAGGATTAGGATACGATCAGCTAACAGGCGTGACAAGAGGCGTTACAGGTGGCGCTGCTGCAACAGCATTTACCGCTGCAACTCCAGCAACTAATGCTACACCTCCAGTATCAGTAGAGTATTCCCCACCTGACTCGGTATCAGTCATTTCACACTGGGGTTCATCTGTTGTGATGGATGGTGGATTTTCTAATGACGTATCGTTAATCTTTAACTACGGTACTACTGCTAACGTAACAGTTGCAAATGGTGGTGTAGTTCCTATTCTTGCTATTCGTGTAGCCCCTAGCGTAGATAACGGCACAGTTGGCACACTAGGAAACAAAGAAATTATCAATCGTTTGCAGTTGCAATTGCGTGAATTGGGTGTTGTTACTACTGGTACATTCTTAATTCAGTTAATTTTGAATGGTCAATCAACCAGCTTTAGCGGTTCTTTTGCTTCACCAACTCAAAATAACACTTACACATCATCTATCTGTCAGGTGGCATCTAATTCAAATGCTTCTGCAACCATTACTGGTGGTGAGTCAATTGGAGCTGCGTTTACAAACAGTTCTGGTCAAACTACTCTTGATCTAACAGCCGTAGCTGGTATCGGTAATTCTATTTTAGGTGGTGGATTAAACAATACTGTTCCAAACGCAACAACCAATGGTCAGTTTCCAGACGGTCCAGATATTTTGTATGTCGTAGCAAACAACGTCAGTGGTTCTAACGCAACCATTCTTGCTCGTTTAAGTTGGCAAGAATCACAAGCATAAGGAAGATTATGAAAGAAGAAAACGGAAAACGGAACAAAATGTTTGAACCTAAAGAGTCGCAGCCTGTAAGACCAGAAATGGTTAGCGACACTTATGGTCGGCACAAGCACTATCGTTTGGGAACGATGCCAGCGGGGGGTTTCCAAGCTGTATGGCGTTTTGAAGATAATCAAGACAGCAAAAACAGTTCTAGTTCATTCCCAGGTGGAAAGAAGGTGTACTAATGAAAGGTCATCTAAAACAAGGTCTTAACTTAAAAGCCATCGGTCAGACCATGAACCCAAAGCTCAAGCAAGGCGCACCAGAATCTTTGCCTGTAGCTGCTGGTGTTAAAACTGCTCGTGATTCTCATAAAACAGAACCACATAAGGAAAAGAAATGAGTTTTACAGACAAAATTGTTGATTTTTTAAATTATGTTGGTAAAGGTATTGGTAGTGAAACTCATACCGTTGCTTGTCAATTTGCTGCTTTTTTAGATAGATTTGAACCTCAAGCACAAGCAGAACAAATTATTCCAAAGCCTATTCCTGAGCCTGTAGTAACTGCTCCTGAACCAGAACCTGAGCCAACTCCTGAAGAAACGCCTGAGCCTACCCCAGAAGTTCCTTTAGAAACTACTATTGAAACTCCTGTAGAGGGTCAATAATTGGATAGAAAGCCCGTAGCTGCGCTAGTTATAAGCGCTGCTGCGCTTGTTGGCATTGCTGTACATGAAGGATACAAAAGCAACGCTTACCAAGATGTAGGCGGTGTTTATACCGTAGGATACGGTCAAGCAGACGGTGTTAAAAAGGGTGACGTTACCGATCCAGTAAGGGCTTTAGTAAAGCTAGAGCAAAGTCTGGATGAACACGCCAAGGGGATGGTGCAGTGTATTAGAGTGCCTATATCTCAAGGAGAATACGATGCTTATTTGGATTTTACCTATAATGTTGGGGTGTCTGCTTTCTGCCATTCAACCCTTAATAAAAAACTTAATTCAAGTGACTATGACGGGGCTTGCAAAGAGCTTTTAAAGTGGGATACGGCTGGGGGTAAGGTTGTACCAGGGCTTTTAAAACGCAGACAAGAGGAATATGACCAGTGCAAATCAAACTAATTGCTTATGCTTGTGCTGTAGTTCTGACCTTCCTAGCTGGCTGGAATGTCAATGGATGGAGATACGAAAAAAAGATCGCTCAGGAAAAAATTGCTCAGGAGAAAATCATTCAACAGAAAGAGAAGGAAAACCAAGATGCTGCCGACAAAATCAGAAAGGACAAAGATGCTCAAATCAACGCTATTAACGATCAGCTTGCTAATGCTCTTGTGCAGTTGCGCTCCCGCCCCAGTCGTAGTCAATACAGCACCAACATTGGACAAGATGGAACTGGGAGATCCCTTTCTGCCGAGGATGCAGAGTTTCTTATCAGGGAAGCTACCAGAGCAGACAAAATAAGAACTGCCCTGGATGCCTGTTACAAACAATACGATTCAATTACTCAGTAGCTATTAACTGACCTTCAAAGGCATACGATCCTACGTGTGCCAGCTTTACCCAAGGCGCAGCAAATACTTTACCGCCAATCAAGCGCCATTCACGGCAAAAGTGATAGTCCTCAGACAACAAACGATTGGTTTCAGGCTCAATTGAAGTAGCAAAATACTCTGCTATTTGATCTCCCTGTACCATTGTTTTGTTTAGGTCAACAACGTCATTGGAATAACAAGGTACGTGAGGTCTTAAAGTATCAAACACTTCACGCTTAATCATCATAAATCCAGTGCCACCATTGAAAATTTCTACTGGTTCATTGATAGGCACTGTTACTTCACCAGCATAGTTAACTAAATTGACTACAAAGCTACCTGTATGAAATTTAAGTTGATCTTCTGGTACGCCTTGATCCATAGCACGTCTTACGCTATTCCAATTGATCTCTTTCTTAGGGTAAATACCGCAAATCACATCTTTATCAGCCTGTAGCATGGTTACAACATCTCTTGGATCAAACAAAATGTCTGAATCAATAAACATTAAATGAGTGCAATTGGTTTTTAAAAATGTTTGCGCTAATGAGTTTCTAGCACGTGTAATTAAGCTCTCATTAAACATAAAGCTAAATGACAATTGAACACCATTGTCTGCACATACTTTAGTTAATTGCAAAATAGATTGTGTGTAAAAGCCAGCGCACATACCGCCATACATCGGTGTGGCTACAAATATATTGGGTGGTACACGTTTTTCTGGTTCTTTAAATTGTTTTACATCTAGCTTTTTCTTTTTGGTAGCCATTGTTTTTCCTTAAATAAAGTTATCGGTACTAGCGTTTACATAATCGTTAATCAATATGTTCTTTCCATCGTTAGAACACTCGTGCATACAAGTAGTTTTGGCATTGAACTTCTCAAAGTATTGCTTGGTTTCCTGACTAAACCATAAGTCGGTAAAGCGTTTGCCGTTAATAGATCCTATACAACCAGTGCTATCGTAGGCTTTGTTATGACACGCATACACGTTGAGGTCTGCACCGATGACTGGCACTGTTTGCATGATGTAACATCTCTTATAGCTTCGTACACTAGAATGACTGCTCCCAGGAGTAATGTTATAGGTAGAGTTAACAGTAAAGCGGTCATCACAAATCGTTTGAATTTTTGCCAATTGTTCATTGACTTCATCTGCAATCTCCTTGTGGTAATCGTAAAAGTCAGGCACGTACATTGGGCTAAAGCGCACATTCTCAACCCCTGCCTCTTTTAATAGCTGACTAAACCCCCATAAATTTTTGTAATTGTTGCGATGCACAATATAATTAACACCTAAATCACAATTTTTATCTTTGATCGCAGCAAAATGATTGATGTTCCGTATGACAGAATCAAAACTCTTTTCAGGCACGTTCCTAAAGCGCTTCATTTCTGCTCCGCTTGTGTAATCCACGCTGACCCTTACCCACTTAGCTTTTGCCAGCACTTCGGCACGTTCCTTTGCCAGATTTTGACCGTTTGTAATAATAGATAGATCAAGACCTAGCTCTAATGTCCTACGCATAATAGGCACAATGTCTGGGTGCATCAGTGGCTCTCCACCACCTGAATAAGTGACTGCCTTAGTGCCTATCCTATACAAGTCATCTAAAATTTCCATCATTTTTTCAGTAGGGATGACATCATCTTCTTTCATATCTTCGTGCATACCGCTAATGATGTGTTCTTCATCGCCTCCGTCTTTCACCCTAAAACCAGTGCTATACACGCAAAAGAAGCATCCGTGATTACAAATGTTAATCGGCTTGATGCGAACATATAGCGGTGCTAAAACCTCCCCCGCCCCAAAAGAATTCAGCTTTTCTGGAAAGTGAAATATCTTAAAGTTGCTGTATTTGTTGCTTTTCACACTAAATCCTTATATTCAACCAACATGACGGGATCAGAAATCTTAACGGAAAGGTCATATAAAGAGGTAATATCACCCTCATCTTTAAGCCTCCAGACAGGAAAACTGACCATTTTTTGCACTTCTTGTGAAAAATCTTGAGTATGAGTAATTCCCGTATATAGCGGTTTATCAATATTGCCCACAATGCACCTAATAATGACTTTTGGAAAAAACTCACTTTTACTGATTTTTTTAATTTTGTCTAAATGATTGACCATTGCATCCATTGCGTTCATTAAAAAGTCCATGCGCTCAATAAACACAACTGGTAAATATCCTTGTAATGCCAAACCAATTGCAAAGCCCATCATTAGGTTTTCCGCTACTGGCATCTCTATTATTTGATGATCTTTGACGTTTTTAAGCGTTCCTAGCGCACGACCTTTTTTAAGACCGTATCCCACAAAACGCACATTGTCATAACCAGCTAATTTAGTGTTGGCATCAATTAAGGCTTGTTTATAGCTCATTTCTCTTGTGCCTTTCTTAGTATTGCTCTAGCAATTGCAATAAACCAGTTATCTGCATCTTTATCATCAAACTCTTTCCAAATTTCAAGTATTTCCTCATCTGTTAGTGTCTTTGCTGGATGGGTGTAGAGTGGAATCATGTCATTAACACAATAATTAGGCATTGTTTTAAACATACTTTTTGCAAAAAATTCTCTGCAATCACCATCTTCATCAACATTCATCCACGCTACTGGTTCATTATTCATTTCACATCCTTAAAAACAATATGCTTTTTAGTGCCGTTACCAGCATGAGGATAAGTAGCCTTGTATTCATTACGAATGACGCAAGACGGCATTTCAAACCTAAATTTATTAGGATTGCGTTCTTCTAATGTGGTGTCCACTGATCTGTTGTTATCTTCAATAATGAACATACAGGGCAAATCTTGACCTTCCACAAACATCACAGCCTCGTAAAAGTGACCTTGCTCCTCAGCTCCATCACCTAAAAAACAATAAACCCAGTTTTTGCTGCCTTTTTCTTTTAATGCGTAAGCTACACCTGCTGCAATAGCGCAAGTGCCAGCCAAAATACTCGATGTAAAGAAATTACGACCACTGTCGAACACAAACATAGAATCCCCACGCAAAATGCGTTCCATAAGCTCAGATTCGGGTACTCCAGCCAATAAAGCGTGATGATGATTCCGATGAGTGCTGAAAATCCAATCTCCATCCTTCATATCCTTAAAAAGATCAATTAGAAAATCCTCGTTACCACCTGATAGGTGAATAAGGTAAGGAAGATCCCCTTCTTCCCAATGATGTGCAACCTTTTTTTCAAACTCAATAAGTTGCTCTTTAGTGCAATATTCCATCAATAACGCCCAATAGTTAACCAAAAGCAATAACCAAACAAAGCAACAAATGCTAAAGCACCCATAAAAGCACCAAAACCACTGTAATCGCTTTTATACGGTCTTTGTATGGCAGTTGCATAGTCTGCATCTCTAAACGCCTCAGAAGCGTTGCTGTAAGTCTTGCCTAAACCGTAATTGTATTTACTCATCTTTATCCCCATAAAGTTAATGCCAGCTTGCCCAAGCAGTCGGCTGGCTCAACCCCTAACTACCTGACTAATTCACGTCAGATTCCCCTTGAGCTGGTGATTGCACTACCTTATCTAACATTACTACGCAGCCACCGCCTTTTTTGGTAACACCCCTTGTAATTGACACTCGTTGTACTTGGCAATCATCGTCAAATACTCCAGCATCTTGCAAGGCATCCAAAATAGGTTTGATGCAGTTGTCAATATCCATAAGTTTTTTGGATCTTGGATGTAAGGCAATTTCAACCCACATAGGGGCATCCCCAAACTTGGGAACACGCCACTCCACCACATAATCGGCAACATACGTTTTAAAATCCCTTCCCCGTTGACTAATGAACCTACGATGACCACTCGCAATCCAATAATTATTGATTGAGGGCGGATAAGGTAGGTTCATGTAAATCATTAGCAGTTAATAGGTCTAAAAGGTCCGTCAACATTGATGTCCCAACAACAAACACCACCAGAATAGTCACGCTCACATTTAGTGGCTGCGTAAGACATGGAAAATGCCATAACTAGCATAATAGCAATAATTGTTTTCATCAGAATGGAACCTCTCCGTCATCAATACGTTTAACTTCTTTTGGATATGTACCGCCATTGTCAGGCTTCCAGTTATCCTCCGACAAGCTGATTAAGCTACCTTTAGGGGTTTGCTTAGTCCAGCCAGCAATCTTGAGAGTTTGCCCTGCCTTGTAATCCTCGGAAAGCAATAAAGTGCCTTTCCAATCAGGTGAACGCTCATGTTTCTTTTCGTTTTGAAATAAAACGCCTTTACCCATTTGGGCGATATGACCATTAGCCATTGTGGATTTCCTTTCTAAGTGATTGGAGTTTTGATAAGAACTTCGCTGTTGTATTGCCATCAAATGTTTTTGTATAGGCTTCATTGACATCTCTAAATGCTTTTATCTTGGCAAACTTTTCCTCAGCCGTAAATTTTGGTGATTCATGAATTTTTGCGTGTATCTCTGCAAATCCTTCAATCCAATCATCTTGGCAAATGTAACGTGCGTATGGTTCATCTTGATTAGGCACGTACATAGGCAGCGCCATATCAGGAATATCATCGGGAATAGCGGAAAGATCCACTACATTAGGGATAACTGACCCCATCTCTTTTAATACTTGAGGCTTGGAGGTCGGGCTTTCAAAGTTTTCAACTTCATCGGGGCTGTAGAACCCTGTAACAGATCCAGGGAAAACTGATCTAATCCCCTCTGAAATACAACGGCTTCGTAACATCGCTCTGGGGAACTTTTGCCATCCAGACCCAGGCTTGACCAAACCGATTTTGCTTGCTTGCTCGATAGTCCATGTAACCGCAAGGCTACCCCCGTTGGGGTGTGAAAAAACTCCTGTAACTTTGTCATCTGTGTAAACCTCCCAATCAACTTTTCCACCTGCATTTTGAAAACGTGCCAGCATCGCATCTGCTTTAAGCGCTGGTCTGCCTTGAATAATGTGAAAGTCCCTAGCAGCCGTAGCAGGATGTAATCCTTCTGCTTGTGCGACTGCCATCAATGCAAGAACGCTATTCTTGTCCTTCATGCCAAATAAACCACTGGCAGCAATAGCGGTAGCCATCTGCTCCATTTCTGAATACGCTACTAAATTGCTCATGATAATTTCTCCATAATAGTTAGGATCGTGTCTATGACAGAGCTGGCTGTCATCACCCATATTGCTAAATCAAGATTGTTCATTTTCTTGCTTTCCCAATACTTTCGTAGTTTCCCACCTAAGAAACCTTAAATATTTATCTAAAACTTGTCGAATACGACTTGAAGATACTCCGTAAAAATTTGCTAAATCTTTCATTTTTTCACCTTCTCTGTAACGAAAGTCCAAAACTGCCATCTCTTTAAAATTCCAATCGTTTTTTTGTTTCATTTGACTAAAAACCTCCCTGCATAGTCATTACCCATATTGCTAAATCAAGGTTATTCATGTTTAACCGCCTCCGCTGCGTAAGTAGGTCTGTCCTTATAAAACTTAGCGTGTACGTTTTGAAAATGAACATAATGACCGTCAAAACGCATGGTTTCACCTCTAAAAGTCCATACGTTGTGATGTATTGAGCATTGAGCGTCATTCACAAAGGTTTTACCTAAATCCGTGACCTGCCATAAACCGTTAGCTCTTTTACTAATTTGATCGTGGCATTGCTCTACTAAACCCCAATAGCGTAACTTTTGAAAGTTTGTCCATTGAGTGCGTGACAATTCAAGATCATTAAGGTCAACTGGTTTATTAGCTAAGTAAATCTGCCATAAGCTGTTAGCCAATCCAGCGTTAAAAGTGTGTTTGTATTCCACAACCTTAGCGCCACAACATTCGCAATAGATGTCTTTATTCATTTGACTAAGAACCTCCTAGAACCAAGTTGCTCTACTACAAACTTGTCATAAATATCAGGCATAGCGGATTGAAATAGGCTTGAGTTAAACCGCTTAGAACTCTTAGATGATTTCCAGCTCACAAGAGTAGTGCCATCAACCGATCTGATCTCCTGATACTCTCCCATCAAGTTACGCACTTGAACTTCAATCTGCTCCTCTGCTGTTTCTAGGTGCTTGATCTGCGTCTTGATGTCCTTGAGTTGTGCTATCGCCCTCTCGACCTGCTGCGTGGCAGTAATGAACCCATCTTTCGATTCTGGGTAGATGATCTTGGTTTGCTCAATGGTTTCTGCTGGCGGTAATGTATCAGCCTTGCAATAACCCCAAACGGATGCCATTTTCTTAATGAGATCTTCTTTTTCCTGATCGGTGATATGGAATTGGAAAGTGTGAAACTCTTGACCGCCAAATAGCACAGCCAAAACGACATCATTAACATTGTGACAAGCTGCCTCGTGGACAAGTTGGGCATAATCAGCATCAGGAATCCGATTAGATTCGGGGTCAAACTTAGAGCGAACACTGGCGCTGTAGTTTTTAGCCTCAACAAGCATATTACCGTCAGCACTAATGAAATCGAAATGGGAACGAAACCAATCATGCTTAGGATGGGTAAGTGCATAGTCTGCTTCCTTGAGTTCTTTCTTGAGTTTTTGTTGGGCTAATCTTCCGACAATAGGCTGCATTACGTGACCCATTTGGACAGCCTCAATGCCTGACAAGTCTGGGATCTCTTTTTTGCCTTGCTTCTCAAGAATGACATCAACCATCTTTCCATTAGCTACCTTGCGACTGTCACCTGACCAAATAGCACTGCGTCTTACTTCGGGTGCAAAATCGTTTTGATCGTTCATTTTGCATCCCTCTCTTTAATCATAAAATCAGCCATTTGATAAGCCGATCTTGCAATTACAAAATCATCAAAATTAGCGCCTTCGCATTGTCCAATCATCGCTTGCATAGCTAAACCAGCAAAATAATCCCTTAATTCAATATTTGGATTCATGCTTATCTCCCAAAAGGTATAGAGTCAAGATCATCAAGGTTTTCAGGCTCAATAAATTCAAACCATTTGCCCTGCTCACTGCATCCATAGCCAATCAATCTTGAGTGCTCTGCTGACCATTGCTTGAGTTTGCCCGTTACTAAATCAATAGGGCGATTAGGTGACAAGCACATCATTGTGGCTTGCTGTAGATGTTTGCAATTTACGCAATATTCCATAATTAAATTCCTTTATATAGTTAGGTTTAGGTACTACAGTTAGAACATTACTACATTAAAACAATTAGTGCAATTTATTTGTTATCTGTTGTTTTTTCCTCCTTTTCAGTTATGACATCCCCATTACCATTGATGTAATAAGGCGTACCCGTTTCTGTTGCTCTGATCCATTCCCGATACTGAGCCTTCCGATTCATCTCCAACCATTTTGATGCATCATCATCTGCTTTACTCATGTTGCACTCCTTTTAAAAATATGTTTTAATCCGCTTAAGTTTGTTTTGATCGTGGTTTTGTTGCCAGTCAGTTAGGGGGCTTTCTGACGTTGTTGGCATCGCTACCAAAATCACGATTAAAGTAAATTACACGGGGGCATTACCCACCCCTCCCGCATGGTGTAGCGCCAAAGGGAATAAACAAGCTGGCTAGTATCTGGGGGACCTTTACAGGACCGCACCCCTTTATTTAAGCAGCAAGATAAACGATAGCTACCCTTTTTTAAGGTTATCCGCATATAGCGGGTTAGGGGCATAGCTCTTGGGGTAATCATAGGGCTAACAGCACCGCAACCAGTAGCAAACCTCCAGCAACGCTAAAACAATCAATTAACTGGCTTTTAGTCATCACGCCTTGCACACGCACGTGAGAATAATTCGCCTTTACAAAGCGCCTACGTTCTTTTGTATAAATATCATTCATTTTGAAATACTCCCGAAATAGTGAAATAAAAAAATAATAAAGTGTTAAAACATACCTACAAAAACGATTAAAACAAGCGCTAAGAGGTTTTTAAGGGTTAGGTAATACCTATACAGCACCTAACCCATAAAACATCTATAAACCTGCCTTATTCAATTTGATTGCTACATCCTGCAATTTGTGAAAGTTTGATACCCCTTGCAATGCTAGCGCCAAAATAGCCACATCATCGGGGGA